ACATGGCTGCAACTTATGAAAATGTTCCAGCAAGTAAATTCTTAACTACACCAGGTGGAATTAGCACAAGGACTCCAGAAGAAGTTATGGAACAAATGGAGGGTTTTGGTCCAATGGCTAAAGATGGAAAATTTATCAAAAAGAAAATGATGAATGGCGGATCAGTAGTTGCAAGAGGAAACAAATTAGCTAGAAGTAAACCTACTAAATTATTCTAATGTCTGGTTCAGGTGTTATCACCCAACAACTAGGATTAGTATCTCAAAAGTTAGGTAAAGATGTTGATACAATTTATGAAGATACTTTTGGTAGTTTTTCTATGCCAAGAGAAAAACTTACTAAAGGTATTGCAGGAGCTGAATTAAAAAAAGGTGGTCTTGTTCGTGGATATGGTGTAGCAATTAAAGGTAAGAAAAAAATAAGAGTTTTATAATGGCTATTGAAAAAGATAATCAACTGACAGAGGATGCTCTGCCTGAGACAGAAGCAACCGTTGAGTTGCCTGGTGAAGAAGGTGGAGAAGCTGTAGTTGCAATCAACGAAGATGGTACTACACAATTAAATCCAGAAGCAGAACCAGAAGAAGATTTTTATTCTAACCTTGCAGAAAAAATTGATGAACGAGTTTTAATGAAACTCGGAACTGAACTTGTACAAATGTACAAATCAGATAGAGAAAGTAGACAAGATTGGGAAGACCAATATGTTAAAGGTTTAGAATTCTTAACTACAAATTACACAGCAGTTACAAAACCATTCCAAGGGGCATCGACCGTTACACATCCGTTATTATCTGAAGCTGTTACACAATTTCAAGCACAAGCATTTAAAGAATTACTTCCATCTGAAGGACCGGTGCGAACTCAAATCGTTGGTGTAGAAGATCCAATGAGAGTTCAACAAGCTCAACGTGTAAAAGATTTTATGAACTTTGAATTGATGGAAAGAATGGAAGAATATGTTTCAGATTTTGATGCATTACTTTACCACTTACCATTAGCTGGATCTGCATTTAAAAAAGTTTATTATGATGCAATAAATGAAAGAGCAGTTGCTAAATTTATTAGAGCTGAAGATTTAGTTGTTCCTTATTTTGCTAATGACTTAATGGAAGCAGAACGTATTACCCATATATTAAATTTAACAGAGAATGAATTAATTAAACGTCAGACATCTGGTTTTTATAGAGATGTAGATTTACAACCAAACGATAATCCACAAAATACAATTGATAAAAAATACTCTGAGTTATCAGGCGCGAAGCCAAGTTATGGTAAAGATAAATTATTTAGAATTTTAGAAATGCATGTTGATTTAGATTTAGATCAATATCAATTTAATGATAACAAAACTGAAAAGAAAGTAAAAGTTCCATATATTGTAACTGTAGATGAATTAAGTGGAGAAGTTTTATCTATTTATAGAAACTATAGACAAGGGGATGAAGCAATAAAAAGAATTGAATACTTTGTTCAATATAAATTTTTACCAGGATTAGGATTCTATGGCTTTGGTTTAGTTCATATGATTGGTGGCTTAACTAAAGCTGCTACAAATGCACTAAGACAACTACTAGATGCAGGTACATTAGCTAATTTACCAGCAGGATTTAAGTCTAGAGGTATGCGTGTAAGGGACGACGACCAACCTTTTACACCAGGAGAGTTTAGAGATGTAGATGCACCTGGTGGAAATATACGAGATCAATTCCAAATTTTACCTTTCAAAGAACCAAGTCCAACATTATTTCAATTAATGGGCTTTTGTGTTGAAGCTGGACAACGTTTTGCAGCGATCAGCGACCCTCAAGTAGGGGATATGAATGCACAAGCACCTGTCGGCACGACAATTGCATTACTTGAAAGAGGTTCTAGAGTGATGTCAGCTGTTCAAAAGCGATGTTACAATGCAATGAGAAAAGAATTTAAGTTATTAGCTAGAATTTTTGCTGATTATTTACCTCCAGAATATCCTTATGATGTTTATGGTGGTGAAAGAACTGTAAAAGCGGCAGATTTTGATGATAGAGTTGATGTTTTGCCAGTAGCAGATCCAAATATTTTCTCAATGTCACAAAGAGTAACATTAGCACAGACACAATTACAGATTGCTCAGACAAATCCAGCGATGCATAACATGCATGAAGTGTATAGACGTATCTATGATTCGCTTGGAACTAAAAATATTGATCAAATTTTGATTCCAGAAGACTACATTCAAGCTCCAATGGATCCAGCACAAGAAAATATGCGTTCAATGGACTTAAAAAACCTTAGAGCATTCCAAGGACAAGATCACGATGCCCATATTGCAGTGCACATGGCATTCATGAGAACAAGAATGGTGCAAATTAACCCTGCAGTGTACACAATTTTACAAAGACACATTACAGAACACATTTCTTACAAGGCAAGAACAGTTGTTAACATGCAAATATCACAAAATGCACAAATGATTGCGATGCAAGGTCAAAATCCACAAGAATTTGCATTACAAGTTGAGGCATTGATAGCTCAAACAGAGGCACAACTAACAGAACAAGCTGTTCAAGTTGAAGAAGCATATGTTGCTTCAAGAAAAGATCCTTTAGTGTTGCTGAAACAGAGAGAATTAGATATTAAAGCATTAGAGATTCAACAGAAATCACAAGAGACAGCTTTTGTTCAACAAAACGAAGATTTACGTTTTGATGAAAAGATGGAACTTGAAAAGATGAAGTTGGAAAACAAAGAAGAGGCTGACAAAGCTAAATTAAATTTAGAAGCAGCTAAACTTCAAGCAAACCTAACAAGGAAACAAAAATGAAAAAGTCAAAAATGAAAAATGGCATGAAAGATAAAGCTGGTAAAGCTTTAAAGAAAAAAGGTAAAGATGCCAAAGGGAGAGCGATGAAGTAATTCATCCACCACTATTATGCCTCTAAATAAAAAAGGTAAAAAAATTTTAAAGTCAATGAAAGAACAATATGGTTCTGATGCTGAAAAAGTTTTTTATGCTTCAAAAAATAAAGGTGTAATAAAAAACGTAGAGAAGAAAATGGGTGGTGGATTATCCGGCGGTAAACGTTTCGGCCCACCACCAGAAAAAGGACCAGATTCACAAGGTTTAAAAGTAACAAAAGCTTTTATGGGTTTAGCAGTAGGTTTAGTTCCAGATAAAGCTCTTTCTAATTCACAATCTGCTAGAGATTTTACTGGAAATTTAGGACTAGGTGGTAAAATGCTGTCTAATTATTATAACAAGAAAAAAGATGAGGATGAGGAAGAAAAAACAACTAAATTAAAACAAGGTGGAATGAGTTGCCCATATCGTAGAGGTGGAAAAACTAGTATACAAGGTGTAAGTAAAATTCAGGTTAAGGGACAAAAATTTACAGGAGTAAAATAATGATTCAAATGTTAGGAGCAGTTGCACCATTAGCTAAAATACTATTTTCAACTATTGAAAAATCAGTTCCAGATAAAGATTTACAAGCAAAATTAAAAGCAGATTTACAAACACAGTTATTACAATCAAATACACAAGAATTACAAGCTGCAGCAAAAATTATTGAGGCAGAGGCCAAAGCGGGCTGGTTCGCATCGAGCTGGAGGCCCCTGTTAATGTATGTATTAATATTTATACTAATATGGAACTATGTATTAGGACCAGTAATCTTATTTTTTTTTAAAGCTTCTATAACTATCACTCTCCCAGGAGACGTATGGACACTTTTACAGATTGGTTTGGGAGGCTACGTCGTGGGACGAAGTGCGGAATCTGTTGCTAGAACAATGGCTAATAAACCACAGCCAAAAGATCAAGAGAATGGATAATGTTGGAAAGACTTAAAGATTTAATTGCAAATAATTTTATTGCTAAAAAAATTCAAGAAAAAAATAACATTCTTTTAAGAAGCCGTAAGGAAGTAGATATAAATGGTAACGGAACTTCTGGTTATACAATTAAAGAAGGTGAGCATAAAGGTAAAGTTTTAGGTCATATTAAAAGAGACTCATCACCTCTTGAAGATAAGAAAAAAGACGATCAATATGATGAGCTGGGTTATTAATGGATCTCATAGATTACATTAAAAAGAAGATAATTGCTCCTAAAGTGGCAAATTTGACACAAACCACTACATCTGGTGTTGACTCCTTTGAGAAATACCAATATATAGTAGGTCAGATCAAATCACTTAATGATTTGCAACAGGAACTCACGGACCTGCAAAAAAAACAGGAGCTTATAGATGAAGACGACGAAGAACGAGGAGATACCTCCTCTTAAGGAAGGCCTTTTGGATGCCTATAAATCTGAAGAAGAAATAAAAAAAACATTTCTAGATCCAGAATCATTATCAAAATCTGCATTAGATAGATTACCTCAACCGACTGGTTGGAGACTTTTAGTTTTACCTTGGGCTGGCCCACAAAAAACTAAAGGGGGAATTATTCTTTCAGATAAATCTCACGAGATGATTCAAATTACAACTGTTGTTGGTTACGTGCTGAAGATGGGTAATCTTTGTTACAAAGATGAAAAAAGATTTCCATCAGGTGCATGGTGTAAAGAAAAACAATGGGTAATGTTTGGAAGATATGCTGGAAGTCGTTTTCGTATTGAAGGCGGTGAAGTGAGAATATTAAATGATGACGATATAATCGGAACCATAGGGGATCCGCGCGACATCGAACATACATACTAAGGAGATGTAAATGTCAGAAGCAAAACAGGAGCAAAAAGTAACAAGTGGAGAAACTGAAGTTGTTGTTGAAACAAAAGCAGTAGAAGAAAAACCAAAATTAGTAAATGAACAAATTGAAAGTATTGGTTCAGAAGTAAAAAAACCAGGCATAGAAGGAATCACAGTTGAAGAACTTGCTGAAACTGATGAACCAACTAAACCTGTAAAAAAAGATAACTTATCTGAATATACGGATTCAGTTCAGACAAGAATTAATCAGCTTACGCGTGCGCGCAGGGAGGCTGAACGTCAAAGAGAAGCAGCAGTTCAATATGCAAAAGGAGTTCAAAAACAACTTCAAGAATTGCAAAAGAACGTAAGCACTTACGACACACAATACATTAAAGAATTCGAAGCAAGAGTAGATGCAGAAACTGCATCGGTCAAAGCTCAACTTAAATCTGCTATAGAAAATCAGGATGCTGAATCTATTATGCAGGCTCAAGAAAAGCTGACTAGTTTAGCTGTTCAAAAAGAACGTGCTAAATTAACAAATGCTGAGA